GTTATTACTTTTAATAATAAGTATATTACTTATAAAGTATACACAACGTAGCGCTTTGACAACCTGCGGCATACTGTCGCAGGTCAATGCAGTATAGACTGTTCAGGGGTGAGATAAATATCCAGGGTATGTGAGAAAAATGTGGGATTGGGCGGGATGCGTCGACACGGAGTGGTATGAGAATTTGAAAAGGATTTTCAGATAGCGGAAGGGCCGAGAGGGGCCGGATCAGAACAGCGTATGCTGATCCGGATCACCCTTTGCTCTGACACGTTTGATGACTTTATATATGCCCCGAACGCTCATATTGAATTTGCGAGCGAGTACGTGATGATTGCGCCCATCGAATTCGCTATAGATCTCTTGGTCGCGTTTGCTGACACGGTAGTGATGATCCATCGGGATTGTGAAGTTTTGGCCACCCCAGTTCTGGGCCAGGTGATCGGCGAGTGCGCAACCTACCTGGTCAGCCACTGCGGCATCGATACCGAACTCCTGCATCATCGTGGCCGCCTGGACATGCACGTCCGCCAGCAACTCACTGCGCCGCTCTTCCATTACTGATCCTTCGCGTGACATTTCACACCTCCTTTTGGCTCAGCAGGCTGAGCAATTGTGCCAGAGCCTTGCGGTTACGTTTCCAGCCTTTTCTGGGTTGGTAGTCGCGCTCGATGTCAGCCTCGGTGATACTGAGGCGCTGCATTTCGCGCTCAACACCTGCCCAGAGTGAGCGTTTTTCCTGCTCCACGTGCAGTGCAGCGATAACGGCATCGAAGTGTTCGCGGCGTTTAAGCCAGCCCACACGTTCAATGCTGAACTGGCGCTTGGCGATCGCATCCGCGTAGCTCCAGGGTAGCTGCATATCGGCCAGCTGCGCTTCAATCTTCTGTAGCATGGGGGTCGAGTCCAGGTTATTAGGTTTGCCGGGGTGACTGCCCACCTGCTGAAGAGGCTGGCGCTGAACTCCCAGCTTGCCCAGGTTGCTCAGCACCATGCCACGCTCACGGGCATTCAGATCCGCTGAGCTTCGTTTCCCGGTCCAGCTTTCCAGCATGTCTCGGTAAATGTCGTCATCCAATGCAAGGTCGCGCTTGGCAGCATGGATCGCTGCCAAGTCACGATTTCTACGGTCATGTTTACCATTCATGCCCCAGCTCCGATTCGCGTTTGTTCCTCAGCGCTGCCACCCATTCCATGATGAAGGTTCGCTTTACGGCCCTGGACACGCCCGGCCAGCGCTGATGCCACGTCACGCTTATTGGTCTTGTTTTCTCGGCCCTCGGTGGTGGTCAGATTGTTGAATTCCCGCTCCTTGAACGATTCGATCAGCTGACAGGTGCGTTCAGACATCGCCATCTTTTGCACCTTCGCATACACCGAATGCACCCAGTGCAAGGCGAACAGGTCACCACGCCGGGTCTTCGTTGACGGCTTCAGGCGTTTGCCCAGGCCACGTATATGTGCGGTGCGATCGGCTACCACTTGGCGGTGGAGTACGGTATAGGCATAGCTGGCAATTTCCGGCTGGCTGCCGGGGCCGATGAACGCCACATCGCAGCCTTTGAACTTGCCGATCAGCACCGAGTCACAACCGAACGCCTCTTTGATGATGGAGACCAAATGGCACACCCACTTGGATGGAGTTTGCGCCGGGCAGGCAAATACATCGGCTCGCTGAATCTCGCTCAGCTCCAGGTCATCGCCAGTGATGCCATGCTTGGCCATCAGCTTCTGTGCCTGGCGCAACGCGGTCGCCGCCTCGTTGGCATTGTTGGACTTGGCCAATGCCAGGCATTTCTTGATCTTGTCCAGAATTTTCTTATCCATGACTCAACAACTCCCGTGCGCTGTTGTGCTGTCGGAACCGGATGGCCGGCTCGCCGCTGGGTTTATAACCTTTATCGAACATGCCAAAGCCTTCGATCTGGACAGCCTTATCCTGTGCGACAGAGGTCACTACAACGTGGCCGAACATCAGCAGGGCTTGGTAGGCTTGGTGCTCGGTCATCTTTACTTGGAAGGCCAGAGTTTTGGCTAAATCCTCAAGGGTGATGACACCGGCATACTGTCCGTTATTGTTCATATGTCTTCTTCCCCTGGCTCTGACCCAGTTAGAGATTGGATTTGCTGAATAGCGTCCTCGCACTCTTTACCCATCCCGTGAAGAGACAAGGTCTCAAGTGCGATATCGACGACCTGATTCAGCTTTTCTTCCGTAGCATCCAGCTGTTTGAACACATCATGAACAGATGCTGAAACTATCCGTCCGGACAAAATCTCACCGCCAAAATTGAAATTTGGGTATTCGAGTTCATCCGGTATTTCGATGCCAATGGTCATAAATTTGGGCATGGTGGAACTCCTAAAGCTTGGCCAGATCCAGCGGGATGGCGCGCCACTGGTCAGACTGACCCACACGCTCATACAGGCGGATGTAGGTTTGGCTGCCGGTGATCTGGATGCTGTCGGCAATGGCGGTCATGGCCTGATTCCACTGCTCATCGTCGATCGACAGGCGGCGCAGGCCCAGCACGCGGCCGGTGCTGATGTTGCCTTCCTTGTCGACCTGGAAAGCATGTTCCACCAGTGCACGGATCTCGGCAGCACTGCCCTTGGACCAGCGGTGGATGCACTGATCGATCAGGGCCTTGGCGGCCTGCAGGCGTTCGTCAAAGCTGATGCTTTCCTGAATGGCGCGTTGCAGCTTGTAACGGCCATCAAAGCTCACCAGGGTGACGTTGCCCTTTTTGCCACCGATGCTGACGCCGTATTTCTCGGCGCTCAGGTCGATGAACGCTTCCACATCGCCCAAGGTGTTCATCTTGAAGTCGCGCATTGCCTGCTGCAGTTCCAGCGCCTTGCGGGTGATTTCGTGCACCAGCTCATGGCGCACCATGTCGATATCGCTGATGGTTTCGACCGGCACCAGGTGGCCGGCGCTGTTTTTCATGTACCCCTCGGGTATGTGTTGCTGTACGGCGTGGTTCATGCGGCATCTCCTGTCTGTTCCAATTCGTGTTCCGGTACCGGCCAGCCGACCAGCTCACGCCAGTCGCCGGTGTAGCTCTCAACAACGCGGGTTAATATTGCGCGGGTGGTACGGCCGTTGTCGTAGCGATCCAGGTTACGGTTGAGGTACTCCTCGTTGACGATCAGGGCCCGGCGCGGGTCTGTGGTGTCTGGCTCGCTGCCTACGCCCCAAAACACCAGCTGCTGTTGCATGCGGGTCTGTGCCAGATTGATGATGTGGTAACTCACGTGCGTTCCTCCCATGTCACCAGGCAGCCGGATACGTCTGCCACGCGTTCGATATAGCGGTGATCGGCACTGACTAACCGGCGACGGTAACCAGGCTTGAGCTGGTTGCACCCTGCTCCGGGGATAATCTGGATGCGGGGGCGTTCGCCGATCCCGCTGATGTTCAATACGGTCAGGCCCAGTGCTTGCAGGGTGTGCATGGCAAGACTGGCTTTAGCCATGTGCTCGCTAACGGTTTGGTTTTGAAGATCACGGTTATGGTTCCAGGACATGTCACACCCCCTTCACGAGGTCAGCGGTCAGTTTCGGGATGCCGAGCTGGGCCGCTTCATTCAGGGCGGCCGTCACGACGTTATGCACAGCCAGGGGGTACAGCGCGGAGAACCCCTGTCCGGTAAGTTTGTTGCGCAGCGCCTCAATGGCGTTGGCATCCATGATCTGGGCAAGGTCAACACCTGCCAGCTTGAAGCGGTGCTGCAGGTAGCCTTCCAGGTGAGTATCCAGTGGGCGCAGGGTCACGACTTCGCAACGCTGCACGATCTCGCGCACACGCGGGTTGCGTTCGTCCAGGCGGCGGCCCAGCTCGGTCTGGCCGATTAGAATGATGGAGAGCAGCTTGTTGAAGCCGTCTTCCAACTCATAGAAGCGTTTCAGGTGCTTGAGGGTGGCGATCGGCATGCCGTGGGCCTCTTCGATGATCAGCACATGACGGTTACCGGCGCGGAAGCTCTCCAGCAGGGCCTCATGGCACTGGCGGAAGCGCGCTTCAGAGCTGGCCTTGATCTTGTCGCCAGGTGCGACCGCTCGCATAATCGCCTCTGCGATGTGACCAGCCTTCAGCGTTTTGCCACGCTCGTCGGACTCCTCCATGCCAAGCACGTAGGGCTCAATCAGGATGATCGGGTCATGCTCATTGGCTGCCCAGGTGGCCAAGTCCTTGCGCAGGGTCGACTTACCGGCACCCGACTCACCGACGATCGCCATAAAGGTGCCAAACTTGGCCCCGACACGCATGGACTCACGCACATAGCGGATATCGTGCGTCAGATAGACCTCTTCAGCGGCGCGCACCTCGGCAAACGGGTCACGGAACAACCCGAAAATGCGCTTGGTATCTGGTTTCAGGGTCTGTTTGCGTAGTAGCATCATGCTCTCCAAGTTATGCTCTTGCTCAGCGTTTGGGTTATGGCTTGGGGCCGTCCTCTGGGTTGGAGCCAGAGGACGGTTTTCAAACTCGAACAGCCCTTTTTCCTGATAAGGCTGCAGGCCATTGGCACGCAGGATGTCGATGATTTCGGCCTGAAAATCCTCAACGGTTCGTGACTTGGGCCACTTGTTGTAACGCACCAGCTGCGTAATCGTTGCTGGAGACAGGTGTACCTGACGGGCCAGGTCAGACTTGGAAAAGTCCAACGAACTCAGCACTCGATCGAGTCGCATTGACATCATTCACCTCCAACCGCTCTGAGCGCTGTCGGTTTGGATCGGCGCATGGCGGCTTCAATGCCGGGCAGGTCATCCTCGGTGATACCCTCTGGATAACGCTGAACCAGCCAGTTGTAGTGTTCGCCCGTCCATTCATCCCCCAAGCGATCGCGCAGGCGGCGGGCGGCTTCGACATGGTTCAGGCGCAGCGCCTGAACGGTTGGGGCCTGCACATCAAGCTCAGTACCACGCTTGGGCAGGTAATCGGGCAGCTGGGTATCAGTAATCGGTTTCATCGGGTCCAGCTGACCAGCAAAAGGTGTAGCGCCACGCTTGCGCTTCTCGGCGGCCTCGGCATCGCTCCCGGCGCCCATGGAGAAGCGTTCTACCTCTTTGCGATTGGTTTCCAGCGCGGTATCGGCATGGCTGCGGAAGGTCTCGCCGATCACGGGTGCATCCATCGGGAAGCCGTATTCGTTGAGTTCCTGTGCCTGTACCAGCTGCACAATCTCGCGGCCGTCCTCGTTTTTGTAGAGCACGCCAGCCACATCCTCGTGCCAGGGGTTACGCATTACCTCCAGCTGCATGCCCACCTGAACGCCGGGAATACCGGCGACGGAATACGCTCGGCCACGGAAACTCACCTCCAGCTGTACCGACACCCTACGCACCTCTGGCTTACTCATGGCTACGGCGCGAATCACCTGGGCATCAGGTGCAATGATCAGCTGGTCGGCTCGGATCGTCTGCCACACGGCATAGCGGGTTTTGCCGGTACGGCTGTGCGTTTTGGTACCGTTGAACCAGGTCATCCACTGCTCGACGGCGGCATTCAACTCATCCAGGCTGGTGGGCGGATGCGCCAGAAATTTCAGCCGATGCTCGAACGAGCGCTCGACGATATCGTTGGCCTTTTCCACCTGGCCCTTGGCCCAAGGCTGTCCCGGTACGTTCACCTGCAGGTGCATACCCAGCGCCCGGCAGGCGTTGCGAAACACCGCACCGGTGTTGGCGCTGCCGGGGTCGACCATCACCACCTGGGGGATGCCGTGGAACGGGTCACCATCGCGTTTGATCGCGGCGCGGATAAAGGCGGTCAGCAGGTTGACGCCGCTCTCGGCGCCCAGAACGTAGTGCACAAAGATCACGCCACTGGTGTGGTCAGTGATGACGTAACGCCAGACCCGCTCCTTCTCGATGCGGCGGATGTTGCCCGGTTTGTTCTTGTAAAACTTGGCTTCGTCCATCACCTGCAGAGCTTCACCGGCCTTGGTGGGCAGGTAGTAGAGCACGCACAGCGAGGGGTCGATCTGCCACACATGGTTTGGATGCTTGCTGGCCAGCACCTGCTTGGGGCTGGGGCGGCGCAGCTGCTCCGGGTGCAGGTTGTACTGGTACAGGGCACGGTTGATGGCCGACAGTGATAGCGGGCAGAACTCGCCGGTCTCATCATCCACCCGGCCAGCCTCGATCTCACCGTTGGCTCGCAGTACCTCCACCGCATCCTCCAGGGATGACAGGCGCTTACCATTCTTGCGGCGGCTGTCCATCATGTAGGCAGAGATCGCCTTTGCATCATCACGTGATAAAGCGCTCTGTCCGGCGTCTTCACGGCGTTTACGGGTACTGGGCCGGATCTCCGACAGCTTGCGTAACAACGTGTGGATACTCACACCCAGTTGCTCGGCAGCAGAGGCGTAGATCTCCGTCTTGCCGCCATGACCGGCCTGTTCGGCACGTTGTGCCACGTCGAGCAGGAACTGCCCCTGTGCCAAGGTGTTCATTGCACTGTCCTCTCCGCATCAATGACCTGACCATCCCACTGTTCGCCATCCAGATCTGGGTCGGTTGATGGCTGCCAGGTCACCATGCCCAGCTGCTCACGCAGGTACTCGGTGGCTTCACTCAGTTGGTCCAGCTGCCCGCGCAGCCAGTGGCCGACATCCAGCTGGTGATCGTTGGCGTGGGCTACCACCTGTTCCAGCGGTGCTACCAGCTGGCGAATAGCGGTTTCGGTATCGAACAACAGGCTGTTGGCTTCCTCACGCAGTTGTTGGCTCTCTTCGTCTGGTGGCAGGCGTTCCAGGCGTTTACGGCTGACCTGTTTCTCAAGGTCCAGAATTTTGGAGGTTTTGTCAGAGACCACCTCTTCGAGTGCCTGTTTATCTGCATGGGCGTCGTCACGTTCTTTGGTGAGCTGTTCCTTTTCCTTGGCGTGCTTGGCGATGATTTCCTCGGCCAGATCAATAAATGATTCTTTATCACCGGTTTTAGCGACTTCGATCAGGGCCGTTTTTTGGTCCTCGGGCAGTTTTCGGAACTGGCGCATTTCGCGGTAGCCAATCCCCATGCGAGACATGGATTCGAGAGCTTCTTCTCCAAATTCCTGAAGGTTGTGGATGTCTTCGTTCACCTTCGCAACGGAAGTTCCGAGCAGCTTGCAAAACTCTTCCCATGTGCCTGTCAAACCTCGACCGTCGAGGTCGCGCATTCCTGCAAGCCCCCGGTACAGCTTGTTTTCTTTGACGTAGGCCATTTTTGAAACCGCGACGGTCGAGGTTAATTTAGCTACTGCGTCTGCCATCTGGGCTTGCCCAAGTAGCTGGTTGACCAGGTCACGCTCCTCACCATGGGCGTTTTGCAAAGCTGCTGCTTGGTTCTGGAGGTCATGCACCGCTTTGGTGTCGAGTTCCAGCTCATGGTTTTCCTCATGAGTACCGGTAGCGCCTTTCTGATCCATATCGTTCTCCTGTTACTGACGCGCTCCAGCGCTGATCCGCTGGGTAAGTTCGTTAATCCGATCAGAGCCACGACTCAGCTCATTGGCGGTCCGCTGGGCGATCTGCAGCAGTGCCACGCTGGGGGCAAAACGGCCGTTATCCAGCTTCACCGCAAACCCCTCGGCGATCAGCGTGGCCATAATGCGGGTGACACCACTGGCCGGGATCTTCAGCGACTGTGCCAGCTCGGTATTGCTGACCCCATCCAGCGTGTGTCCTGACAGCGCCTTGATGGCCCTCAGGTGCTTCACCCCGGTATTGCTGACATAACTGTCTGCCATCGTTAAAACTCCAGTTGTGGTTGAGCGTGTTGCTGCACGTTGCCGCGATGCCAGGCCAGTGCCTGCATGGCGTTTTGGATGCCGGCTAAGGTGTCTTCGGCTTCGGCGTTGCCGGCGTAGAACTGCATCAGCAAGCCAGTAACTTCGTGCAGCCGTGACTGCAGTTCCTGGATATCCTCAGCCGTGGCCTGACGCCCTGACGGGATCTCGACCAGCAGCTTGCCGGTATGTGCAGCCATCCAACGGGTGACCAGGTTGATGCCGCAGGCCTTTTCAAACGGGATGATCTGCGTAGCCGGAATGCGGCCGGTCTGGATCCACTTGTACAGAGTCCAGTGATCCTCAAGCCCCATCTCGGTTGCGATGCGCTCGACACTCATGTTGTGCCGTTCACGCGCATGCTCCTTGCAGCCTTCCAGGGCACGGCGGATGTTGCTGGGCTGGTAGTGCTTCCAACGTCTGGCGCTCATTGGAACCTCGTATTTCCATGCGGCTGTTGCCGCGTCCAAACAAAAAAGGTTTTTGCTATAGGTAAAACCGTTTCAAATTCGCTAGGCTCTTCGGTACATTGATTAATCGAGGGCGCGGCTATGACGGCTGATGAGCGTTTGCTGAAATTGGAAGGCCAGGTACAGGCATTGGCCCAGGCATGGCTCCATTTGGCGGCTGCATCCGAAGCTGTCGGCAGCCATAACCCAGATGGATTGAGCAGCGCGCTGCAGCAGCGACGATGGCCCGGTGCGGCTTTCGAGCCTTATGCGCAAGCGATGATGTCGGGGCTGACAGAGCAGCTTGAGTTGGCACGTCAGCACCGATTACCGGAGCGTTAATGAGGAAGCCGTATGCGTTGTAGAGATCAGTCATGATTCGGCTCCTCAAGCTGCTGCGTGTTCAGGGCTGGCTGGGCACTTGAGGCCCAGCTTGACGGCGATTTCATGGGCCTTGCCGTATTTGGCTTTATCGAACCCGTTCAAAACGCGATAGACAGCGTTGCGGGTGTAGCCGTGGTCTTTTGCCCACTGAGTGATCGTGATGCCCTGATCTTGTAACTGGGCTTTGACTTCATCAGGGGTGAGTGCTTTGCGCTTGGTCATGGGTGGCTATGCCTCGTGCTCTATTAATGATGTTTTGCATTTGTTGGATTTATATTAGGTGTAGTTTTTACACCTGTAAAGGTGTTTTTGATGGAAAGTGTTGTAAAAGCACAAATAAGGCTTGTGATGAAGGCCCTCGGACTGAAGCAGAAAGACTTGGCTGAGGTGCTGGGTGTCTCGCTTGATAGGGTTAAGAACCTGACGTCAGGCCGCGCACAGAAGCTATCTCGCGAAGAAGGTGAAGCCCTGATCCGCAAGCTCAATGTGCGGGCGGAATGGCTTGCTACCGGCGAAGGCCCGATGTTCCGCTCTGACAGTGAGCAGGAGCTTGAGGGCCGTTTGGACGCAGTTGCTGGCGCTACTGAGAAAGCTCAGATGGACGGGTTGAGCGCTGATGAGCAAGCCCGTGTACAGATGCTTTTGACTGGGCTTGAGATCGGCAATGTAGACCTAGTGCGTCAGGCACTGAATGTACTGGCGGCGGATGAGCAACAGCTGGTTGAGGATTACCGGCAAAGTGCGCCTGAAGGCAAGAAGGCCTTGCGCTCAACGGCCAGAGTGTTTGCCAAGAATGGCGCAAGTGCTCACGCTGGTGAGCGTAGCGATACATCGATATCAGTCTCGGGGTTTGGCAACCGGGTAGCAGGCAACGATTATCACGAGAAATAAGGATGATGCGGGATGAAAATGGAAGTTGGCGGCAGTAACAACCGTGTTGCCGGGAATGATTTCTACGAATTGCACCTCACCCCCGAGGCTGCGAGAGCGCTTGCTGAGCAGCTGCTAGCAGCTCAAAGGGTTCAAAGTAACTCTGTATGCTTAAGTATCGGGGGCGATGATCAATGGGAAGTGCGGTACGTTCCCCCTCATGCCAGATCAATGGACGATTTACTGGAGTCCAGAAACGAGCTGATTCCCTTGCGAAGATGGGCGCGAAAACAAAGCCTCTTTGGTAAAGGCAAGCGACTCCTGTTTTTCATTATTTTCTTGGCAATCCTGACTCTGATCGGAGTGGCTACGCACACCCAGTATGTATTTGGGTCCTTTTGGTTTCCTTTTGCGCCTCTTGTTCTTGGAGGCAGCATGATGCTGGTTGTTTGGATTTTCCGCCATCAACTTGCGGTTGCGGATGAGTTTTTCACTTCGGTTTCAGCTGAGCTTGAGGCTGTCGAGAGAGAGATCGCCAAGCGGAAAATGCTGGAAGGCTTTAGATAGGCCTCGTCCGTGATGAGGCTACATCTGAATAATCTAAGGAAGGAAGCGTTATGGCGAAGATAAAAATTCATGCAGGTGACTTTCGAGAGGGTAAAGCCACCATTAGCATCAATGACTTATTTCTTATGCTGCATCATGAGGTTGATTATGCAGCAGATGGTCTTCTTGCGTTATCAGGTAAGAGCGAGGCTTTAAATTGGCCCGATATCGAAGAGATCGTTGAGGCATCAGAAGAGAACGTCAAGAGGCTTGGTGGTACCCTCGGGTGGGGTATGGTCGGAGCGACTCTGCTTGGCCCCGTGGGTCTATTGGCGGGGTTGTTGGCTGGTGGTCGTGGCAAAGATATTACCTTCATCTTAAAAATGAAGGATGACCGTAAAATGCTGGCCACAACTGACTCAAAGACATTCATTAAGCTGCAAGCCAAAATATTCTGATCCACGATTAGGAGGTTCAGTGTGAAGGAAGAGCGCCCCACCCAGGTCCGAGAAACAAGTGGTCGAATTTTCAACCATGCAAGGGGGTACTTGCGTCTTGCAAAGTTTTTTCAGGATGAGTACCCAGGTAATCCCAATGACTGTGCTATAGCCGTAATAACTAACTACGCTTTGTCGGTCGAGCTGATGCTGAAGAGTCTTGATGCAACTGTGACTTTATCTACAGTGAGTCCAGACGGTTTACTTTCGTCAGCGGAAATAAGGAGTTCGTTGACCGGTCACCTCCTTCACGATGAACTCTTCAAAAATCTTCGAAAAGAGACACAAACGTCGCTCGAGAAAAAATTTCGAGATGAGTCGGGGGGTGAGTTATCTGAGCTACTTAAAGAGTGCCAGAAATACTTTGTTGATACCCGCTACTATTATGAGCCCGAAAAACTTCAAAGTTTGGGATATTCAACAATTACACAGTTAGCGTTGACGCTGGAAAAAATAATTCCCACTTTGGATTGATCACATGCTCTGTGCTGGCAGGTCACATTGCCGGGGTAGTACCGGTTGTTGAATTGATGCTTGGGCAACAAAGACTACTGTACTGGAGAAATGATGTATGCATCGTGACATGGATGTAATCAGGAAGATCATTCTGGCGTTACGTGACGCGCCCTTGGGCGAGGCTGTTGGCATGGTTGAGGGTGTTGAGAGTGAAAACTTTGCAGCCCATGTGCAGCTGTTGGTTGAAGCTGGACTGGTAATGGCTGCACTGCAGGGAGCAGACCGGAATAACCCCAATGCTCCAATGAAACGAACACCGCAAGCGGCAATTGCTTACCGTCTGACATGGGCGGGTCAGGACTTTGCTGATGCGATTCTCGACGACACGGTCTGGCGTAAGGCCCGTGACAAGGTAATCAAGCCCGCTGGATCATGGACGTTCGGTGTCCTACTCGACGTGCTCAAATCAGAAATTGTCAGTCGGGTTTCTGGGGCTTAACAGTATTCAGTAGTAAAAAGTCGGAATTACAGATAGGAATTTTGCTGCAATGGATGAGATGATAATCCGGTCAGAAGACGATGCTTTCTACTGGATCAAGCGTTACCTGGATAACGAGCTTGATGAGTCGCAAATTGGTGAGGTCAAGCTGGAGGGATGGCCTAAGCTTTCCATTAGGTTGACCGGTAAAAAATTCGATCAAAGCCTTACCCCTTCTGTTATGAAGGGGTTCATCGATCTGCAAAATGCAATCAACAGGGCTGTTGCCCTCGAGAAAACGGGAGTTCCCGATCCTCGAAAGCTGAGCAAAGAGGAACGGGATGAAATTGAGATCCAAATTCGTGTCGAAAAGGGATCTTCGATATTAGAAGTCAACTTCCAAGAATTGATCACAACTCTGGGAGTGAAGGCGGTTGGTACAATGGATCCAGTAACACTTACAGTCACCATTTTGGGCCTGGCTGCTGTTTGGGGTAGCACAACTGCGTTCAAAGGCTATCTACAGCACCGTAAGGAAGTCCGTGAAACGGAAGTAAAATCCGAGTCGGAAAGAGAGCACCTTTCAACTATGCGCTTTCTTTCCGAGAGAGAGTCCGAGCGTGCCAAAATGCTGGTGGACTTGGCCGCTCAGTTGAGTTCCGTTGATAACTCAGCACGATTTGCAGATGACGCTCGTGGTGAAATTCTCAAACGTTTTGCGACTGCACAGACTACTGAGATCGACGGTGTTGTTCTGGACGATGACTTGGCCAAAGAGCTAACCAAAAATGCCCGAAGGAAATCTGAAGACGTTCGTTTGGATGGTGAGTATCGCGTTCTCAGGAACGATACAACAGATAGTGAGGCCTTCAAGGTTCGGCTTGAAAATAGTCGGACAGGTGCAGTTATCGATGCCCGAGTGCAAGATGACTCTCTGACGACACCTATCAAGTCAGCCATACAGGTCGCGGAGTGGTCCCGTACTACTGTAAATCTCAAAGTAAACGCAAAATCGCTTGATGGCACAATTAAGAATGCAGTTGTAATTGGCTTAGTTGTGCAGGACGAGCCTGAATCGCCGCAAAGTTGACCATTTCGGCAGATTTTGCCCCTGTTCAAATTACTCCCCACCTGATCGGCGTCATGCTCTGACTGTACCCACAACAGTCAGAGGACGCCGACATGCTGCAAAACCTGCTTTCAAAACTTCCCATTCCCCGCCTGGCCTTCTGGCTGCTCGTCAGCCTTGTGTTGCTGGCCGGGATTGCCCTGATCAGCCCGCAACAGCTGCCGGTGGTGCTGTACAAGATCGCGCTGGTCACCATCGCCGCCGTGTTGGCCTATTGGCTGGATCGCACTCTGTTTCCTTATGCACGGCCACATAAATTCATTGCAGCGGCAGCGCAGTCCGACGGTGAGTGTCATCGACTGAACTGGCAGCAGGCAGCCTTTGCCACCCTCCGCCGCGCTCTGATCGTCCTGGCCTGTGTGCTGGGCCTGACGCTGGGGCTGTGACCATGGACTGGTTTGCAAAAGTCTGGGGCAACGTCGAAGCGCCGGCCTGGGTGCTGTCGATTGTGGCTTTGCTGGTCTTGATCGTTAGCTGCCAGCCTGCCGAGGCATCCACCATTCCGGCGGCTGCCAAACAGTATCAACGCACGCTGATCCGCAGTGCTCATGCGTATTGGGGGCTGAACGCGCCCATTGCGACCTTTGCCGCTCAAATTCATCAAGAGTCCCGCTGGATGCCGGATGCAGTCAGCCCGGTGGGTGCTCAGGGCATGGCGCAGTTTATGCCGGGCACCTCAGCGTGGATGGCCGAACTCTACCCCGATGCACTGGGCAGTAATCAGCCGATGAACCCCGGTTGGGCATTGCGTGCCCTGGTGATCTACGACCGCTGGAACTATGTACGGGTACGAGCTGCAGATGAGTGCAATGCCATTGCCATGATGCTGTCTAGCTACAACGGTGGGCTTGGTTGGGTACAGAGTGATCAGCGCCTGGCGTCGGCTGAGGGGGCCGATCCTGCCGTGTGGTTCGACAGCGTTGAGTACCACACCCGCCGAGCCGATTGGGCGCGCAAGGAAAACCGCCAGTATGTGCGCCTGATTCTGCTGCGCTGGGAACCACTCTACAAGGCCGCGGGCTGGGGGACTGGATCATGCTGATGCCCAGCGCCAAGACAGTCTCACTGGCCCTTGCCGCCCTGATTACAGGTGCGGCAGGAGGCTACTGGGTGGGGCGAGATCACGGGGCGCTTGCCGTTCAGGCCGCCACCGACAGCCAGACGGTCGCCAGCTTCACATCGCTGCTTGAACAACACGCACAGCAGGTACGGGAGGCCAATGCCGCCAGCGAGCGGCTTAACCGCCTGATTGCACAGCGCCAAACCCACAACGACTCGACCACACAAACACTCAAGGAGGTGCTGCATGAAACGGCTGCTCTGCGTGCTGATTGCCGCTTCGACGACCGCGTCATGCGCGAACTCACCGACGCCCGTAACCGCGCCGCCAAAGCCGCAGCCAGCGGTCTTGACGGTACCGTGCCCACCACCGATTGAGCCGGGTGATGGCAGTTCCGACGCGGCTGCAATCGCGTTGAAGATTTTATATGACCAGTACGGCCTCTGCGCGGGCCGTGTGTTTGAACTGATACACCGCTTACAGGGAGATGAAGATGGAGGCAATTGAGCTGCGGGATGTGATCAGCCTGGTGGCTGTCGTGCTCACGTTGATCGGGGGCTACTGGGCGCTGGCCAAGTATGTAGGACGGCTCTTTACACAGCAGCTCGATAGCAAGTTCGAGGCGCTGAATCAACGATTGAATCGAATCGAAGAAAGCGAGCAACGCAACCATCACGCTGTGACCAAGGTGGAACGTGACCTGATGGAGCTGCGGGCTCAGCTGCCCGAAAAGTACGTTCGCAACGAAGACTACATCCGGGGGCAAAGCCGTTTGGAAGCAAAGCTGGACAGTCTGGCGAGCAGGCTGCAAACCACACCGTTGCATGGGCTGGTAGGAGGTCAAAATGCAGCAAATTGATATGGAACGTGTACGCCGTGAGTCCATGCGCTGGCTGATTCTGCTGACGCTGAACAACGCCCGCCCGATCGGTGCCTTCGAGCACCTGGTGCTGTCGGTGGTACGCAGTGAATACCCGGATGCCACACCACTGGAGCTGCGTAAAGAGATCGATTACCTGTTCGATCGCAAAATGGTTGATGTCGACAAGAAACCGGACGGCCGCTGGCATTGCGACCTGACCAGCCTCGGCACCGATATCGCAGAATACACGGTCGACTGCCGCCCAGGTATCGCCCGCCCAGAGAAGTACTGGTGAGGTGCGCAGGATGAGTGAGCACGACGAATCCATGCCGTTGATCGCTCGACCGGGGCGCTCATCCATCGCGCGCCTGCCCGACGAAGTGAAGCGCCATATTGAGCAGCGTCTGGTCGAAGACCGCATGACACTGGATGAACTGATCGCTGACCTGCAGGGCCGGTTTCCAGAACATGCCGAAGAGTTGCCCAGCCGAAGCGCTGTGCACCGTTACGGCCAAAAGCTGGAGAAGCGCTTATCCGCCATTCGGGCCAGTACCGAAGCGGCTAAGATCATCCGCGCCCATGCCGGTGACCGGGAAGACGCCCGTTCTGAAGCACTGACGGCCATGATCCAGTCGGAGCTGTTCGAATCGATCATGTCCCTGCAAGAAGCTGACGCCGAAGAGGTCGATATCGCGCAGCGGATCGGCCTGCTGTCGGATGCGGCCAAGAACATCGCCACCTTGACACGCTCCAGCGTGACGCTGAAGAAGTACCAGGAGGATATCGCCGAGGCAGCCCGGCAGGAGCTGCTTCGGGAACAGAAGGAAAAATTGGCGGCCATGCCGAGCAAAGGTGGTGTCACCGAAGACACCAAACAAGCCATTCGCGAAGCACTGGGGATTGGCTGATGTCTGCGCCGTTCAAGGGTAACGCGAAGGTTGTGCCGGCCAACCCGGACGCCATCTTCCTGCCGTACCAATCCAAATGGATCACCGACTCCAGCCGCCTGAAGCTGATGGAAAAAGGCCGTCAGATCGGCCTGTCCTGGTCGACCGCTTACGCTTCCGACGAACGCACCGCCGCACAGGGCGCACGGTTCGACCAGTGGGTCAGTAGCCGTGACGAGTTGCAGGCGCGTCTGTTCATCGAAGACTGCAAGATGTGGGCGAAGATCATGAACATGGCCGCCAACGACCTGGGCGAGGTGGTCGTCGATCCCGAGAAGCGGATCTCTGCCTATGTGCTGGAGTTCGCAAGCGGTCGCCGCATTCACAGCATGTCGAGCAACCCGGATGCTCAGGCGGGTAAGCGCGGCAGCCGCGCCCTGGACGAATTCGCCCTGCACCCGGACCCGCGCAAGCTCTGGTCCATCGCTTATCCGGGTATCACCTGGGGCGGCATTCTGGAAGTGATTTCTACGCACCGAGGCTCGCACAACTTCTTCAATCAGCTGATCCGCGAGATCAAAGAGAATGGCAACCCCAAAGGTATCAGTCATCACCGCGTGACGCTGCAGGACGCACTGGATCAGGGTTTTCTGTTCAAGCTGCAGCAGATGCTACCTGCAGGTGATGAACGCCAGGATATGGACGAAGCTGCGTATTTCGACTTCGTTCGCTCCGGCTGTGCCGATGAAGAGTCCTTCCAGCAGGAGTACATGTGCAACCCGGCCGACGATGATGCGGCCTTCCTTGAATACGACCTGATCGCGGCCGCTGAATACCCCGGCGGTACCGACTGGCAACAGTTCGAGAGTGGTCGCCTGTTCATCGGCGTCGATATCGGCCGCAAGAAAGATCTGACCGTGCTGTGGGTGATCGAGAAGCTGGGCGATGTGCTCTACACCCGCCATGTCGAGTGTCTGCAGAACATGCGCAAGTCCGAGCAGGAAGCTGTGCTCTGGCCTTGGTTCGCCAAGGCTGATCGCATCTGTATCGATGCCACCGGTCTCGGGATTGGCTGGGCCGATGATGCCCAGGATCAGTTCGGTACCTATCGGGTTGAAGCTGTGACGTTCACCACCGCTGTGAAAGAGCAGCTGGCATATCCGATCCGCTCCGGTATGGAAGACCGCAAGATCCGTATTCCACACGACCCCAAGATCCGTGCCGACTTGCGGCAGGTGACAAAACAGGTCACCGCTGCCGGCAATGTGCGGTTCACCGCCGAGCGTACGCCGGATGGTCACTCGGACCGTTTCTGGGCACTGGGACTGGCGATTCATGCGGCCAGTGGCCCAACTATTGAAATCGACTTCCAGTCCACTGGCCGCCGCGTGTCCCTTAATGACGATAACTTCAACCGTGGCGTGATCGTCACCGATACTGGCTTCGGCACTATCGGTGGCGGCAACGACTTCGGAGGATTCTGATATGCAGCAGACAAAGAGCGGCCTCTACCTGCCGGCCAGTTTTGCCGATACAGCACGGCGCAGCGCCCGCCCTGAAATGCGCGAAATTGCGACCACTTTTGATGGCAGGGATATCACAAGGGGTTACGTTGACCCCATGCAGATACAACCAACCTCTGATTCAATCCTGCGACTGAGAGGTGCCGGTGATTATGAGATCTATCGCCAGGTGCTGCGTGATGACCAGGTTGCAGGCGTGTTCCAGCAGCGTCAGTTGGCCATTACCAGTAAGGAATGGGGTGTTGAGCCCGGAGGCAAGACCAGGCGTGACCAGGCGGCTGCGGACTTTCTGACCGAGCAGCTCAATAACATTGGTTGGGACCGTGTCACCGGCAAGATGATGTTTGGTGTGTTCTATGGCTTTGCTGTGGCAGAAGCTCTTTGGGCACGCGATGGCCGGTTCATTACCCTGGATGCCATCAAGGTGCGCGATCGCCAGCGCTTCGGCTTTGATGGTGCCATGCGGCTGCGCATGAAGACCTACAGCAACCCGGAAGGCGAGCTGCTGCCTGATCGCAAGTTCTGGGCCTTCAGCACAGGCGCCGACCATGACGATGAACCCTATGGTCTGGGGTTGGCCCATTGGCTGTACTGGCCGGTGTTGTTCAAGCGCAACGGTATCAAGTTCTGGCTGATCTTCCTGGAGAAATTCGGCCAGCCAACCGCCAAAGGGACCTATGGCAGCAATGCGCTCCCCGAGGAAAAGAACCGGCTACTGCAGGCGCTTTCCGCCATCAATACCGACTCTGGCCTGATCGTGCCTGAGGGTATGCAGATTGAGTTACTGGAAGCGGCCCGCAGCGGGTCTGCGGATTATGTGTCACTGGTCGACCGTATGGATCGCGCCATTGCCAAGGTCGTCATGGGTCAGGTGGCCAGTTCAGAAGGTACGCCGGGCCGGTTGGGCAATGATGACCTGCAAGGCGATGTGCGTGATGACCTGGTTAAAGCCGATGCTGACCTGGTATGTGAATCCTTCAACCGCACCATTGCACGCTGGCTGACCGAGTGGAACTTTCCGGGCGCGGCTTTACCACGGGTGTACCGCAAAGTGGCTCAGGATGAGGACCTCAACCAGCGAGCGGAGCGGGACAACATCGTTAAAGGGATGGGCTTCAAGCCGACGTTGGGGTATATCCAGGACAACTACGGCGAGGGCTGGGTTGAGGATAAACCCGATACCCCACCGGTACCGCCACAGCCAGCCCAACTGCCCGCAAGCTTTGCTGAGGCCGTTGGTCAACCGCCAGCACAGATGATGGGCGCGACGCACAGAGCTGTGGCGCCCAGTGTCAGCGCCTGGGTCAATCAGGTCCGAGACTTTGCTGACCAGGTGCAGAGTTTGGAAGAGCTGCGCGATCGTTTGCTGGAGCTGTACCCGGCCATGACGCTGGACCAGTACGCGGCCGCCATGGCACAGGCCGGATCGGCGGCCTTTCTGGCAGGCCGTAACGAAGTGGTTGAGGAGCAGACCTGATGCCCAGCGCCTCTTATGGCTCGGTGCCGTTCCCGCAGCAGATCGACTTTATTCGGCAGAAGCTGAACATCCCGACGCGCCACTGGACCGATATCTACACCCAAGAACATGACTGGGCGTTTATGGTGGCCGGCGCCAACCGCGATGCGATCGTGGGCGACTTCCGCGAGTCCATCGAGCGCATAATCGCAGACGGCGGCACCCTGGAAGAGTTTCGCAAGGATTTTGACAACATCGTTGCAAAACACGGTTGGGATTATAACGGCGGTCGCAACTGGCGTAGCCGTGTGATCTACGAGACCAACCTGTTCAGCAGCTACAACGCGGGCCGGTTCGAGCAGCTGTGGAACGACCGCGACACACTGCCGTACTGGCAATACCACCATAACGACTCCGTTACCCACCCGCGTGAGCATCACCTGGCATGGAATGGTCTTATCCTGCGCGCCGATAACCCTTGGTGGAAGGTGCACTTTCCTCCGGGTGGCTGGGGTTGCCAGTGCTATGTCACCGGCCTGTCGGAGTATGACATCCAGCAACAACAGCTAACGCTGGGCGATGCCCCGGCTGAGAGCTGGCAGACGGTCGAGATCGACCAGCGCAGCCCCAGCGGCCCCCGCACCGTACGGGTGCCCGAGGGGATCGATCCCGGCTTTGAGTACACCCCCGGCCGTGCCCGTTTGCAGAGTGCTATTCCGCCTGAGCGCCCTGAGCCGCCGATCTCTGGCTCGACCGGTGGCCAGGGCTTGCCCAATACTCGCCCCAATGCGCCATTGCCTGAGCCACGCCCGGCCAACCCGGATCAGCTGCTGCCCGAAGGGTTGACGCAGGAAGAGTACGCCCGTGCCTTCCTGCAACCGTTTGGAGCCGACCTGGATAGCCCTGTTGTATACCGTGACGTGATTGATGAGCGCCTGGTGATGGGTAAGGATCTGTTTACCGATCGACGCTCTGGCGCTTTAAAAGCCGACAAGCGTGGCCGTGGTCGCTACTTGCCGTTACTGGCCGAAGCCGTGATCGATCCGGATGAGATCTGGGTCCGTCTGGAATGGCACCATGCCCAGAAGAAAGCCATTGTTCGCCGCCGCTATATCGCCCAGTTCAGCCTGCCGAATCAGATCTTGCCGGCGCTGGCCGTGTTCGAGATAGGTGCGGATGGGTGGAGCGGGATCACCGTTTTTCAGCCCGATGCTCATGACATCGACGATATGCGGGTGGGTGTCAGATTGTACAGCAGAGATGAGGAGTGACCGCAGGCCGGCACCTGCGGTCCCGCGATGCTTGGCGGCCCAATTGCCGGGGGCGTATTCATCGCGGTTAACCCAATTATAGGAGAAAACTATGGCCGGTGCGCGTATCGATATTGAGCTGAACAACCAGTCTGCCAGTCGTTCATTAACTACGGCACTGGAGGCGCTGGAGAACCCACGGCCGTTGCTGGCCAACATTCGTGAATACCTGACCCGTACCCATCGAAAGCGTTTCAGTGATCAGCGTGCGCCCGATGGGACGCCTTGGGCACCACTTTCGCCTCGGTACCGAGAGCGCAAGAAGCAGAATTCTGACAAGACTCTGGTGTTGCGCGGCTACCTGATGAATACGTTGCGGGGTGTGATTGATGACGAAGGTCTGGCCTTCGGTACCGATCGCCCCTACGGTGCAGTGCATCAGTTTGGCGCCGAGATCCAACACCAGGCACGGGATACCACCCTGTACTTCAAGCGCAATCGGGACGGGTCGGTCGGCAGCCGGTTCGTTAAACCTGGTAAATCCGACTTCGCCCAAAACGCGAACATCGGTGCGCACAAAACCAAGATCCCGGCACGCCCCTGGTTGGGAACCAGTGATGAGGATAACAACGACCTGCTGGCCATGGCGCGTGATTACCTCGCCAGGGCGGTATCCAGTCGATAATACCACCAACCGCCTGAGCGCCTCTCTAAGCCCCTGACAGGCGCACAGGGCTACAACCACTGCCACCAGCCCTCAAAAAAGCCGCCACAAGGCCCTTTTCGCTTTTATAAAAAGGATTGCGTGCCAGTCCTGACCTGCATTTGCTGTTTCAGAGCTGAAACACCCCGTCTGCAAGTTTTGCCCCCGTTCAAATTACACGGTCTGCATGCGCTTATAGGCTGAACTCATTGGCAACAGCCACACCGATAAAACGAGTTCAACCAACTAAGCCGGAGTAGCCATGTGAGTGCACTCGAAATCTTTAAGGCTGGCAATCACACCACTGTAAGTGGCCAGAAACTGACATTCAGCGAGGCGGACCTTCAAGCTTCAGTCGAGGCTTATGATCCTGCTTTGTTCGCGGCCCCGTTGGTTGTGGGTCACCCAGATCTGAATGACCCCGCATACGGTTGGGTAAAAGCGGTGTCGTTGAGTGGCGAGGTTATGCGGGCCGAACCTGAACAGGTCGAATCCCAGTTTGCTGAAATGGTGAACGATGGCCGCTTCCCCCGCATCAGTGCGTCTTTCTACCACCCCAGCTCACCCCAAAATCCCAAGCCCGGCGTGTGGTACCTGCGCCATGTCGGGTTTCTGGGTGCCCAGGCTCCATCCGTTAAGGGGTTGAAGCCCGCCAGCTTTGCCGCCGGCGACGCTGACCAGATTGTAACGGTGGAGTTTGCAGCCCCCGGAACGACTGCCGGCTCTTGGGCGCTGACACGTTTTATGCGTGGTGTGCGGGAGTACCTGCTGGAAAGTCGCGATTCAGAAGTGGCCGACAAGGTCATTCCCGATTGGGTGATTACCTCTTATGAAGAAGCCGCCCGAGAAACCGAGGTCGAGGGGCCTGTCTCCCAGGCCGCATTTGCACAACCCGAGGAGGAAAGTATGGCTTTGAAACCAACAGCTGATTTTGCAGAACGTGAAACGGCATTGCAGTCCCGTGAAGCCGATCTGGCCGAGCGTGAACGAAAGATCAAAGACCAGGAACAGGCCCGGCGTCAGCAGGATATCGCGTCCTTTGCGGATCAGCTGGTGGACGATGGCAAGCTACTGCCGCGTGACCGTGATGGATTGGTGGCGTTTATGGCGGGCCTGACCGACAGCGACACCGTCTCCTTTGCCGAAGGCGAAACCACCGTCAGCAAACCTTGCAACGAGTGGCTGCGTGAATTCCTGCAGTGCCTGCCGCAGCAGGTGGATTTTGCCGAGCGGTCCGCTGCTGAAGATGAAGAGGCGGCGGGTGTTGCCAGTTTTGCGGCCCCGGCCGGCTTCACGGTCGATGCAGAGCGGTTGGCGCTGCACAACAAGGCACTGGCCTACCAGACCAAACATCAATGTGACTACAACATTGCGCTGGCTGCGGTCAGCTGAAGGAGCCTCTCATGTCTCAATCCTTGCCCCTGCTGACCCTGACGCGTACCGCTAGCGGTACCGTTTCAGCCGAAACTTTTGTCGACGCTACCGGAGCCACTGCCACTGCCAGTGCGGCAGCCTTAGGCGTGGCACGCACCAACGCCTTGGATGGAAAAGACCTGCCGGTGGATGTGCTTGGCACCACCACCGTGATCGCCAGCGGTGCAATTAGTGATGGTGCCGATTTGGAAGTGGCGGCCGAAGGTAAAGCGGTCGTGCTCAGCACCGGTGTCCGGGTAGCTATTGCGCTGCAGGATGCCGTCGACGGTCAGGCATTCGAAGCCCTGCTGGTGAAATAACCCGAGTCCATGAAGGAGGCTCCTCATGTCCCAAATGAATAACGCTCAAGTACGTATCATTGATCCGATCCTGACCACTCATGCCAACGGTTATCGCCACCAGCGCCACGTCGGCATGTTCCTGTTCCCACGCGTGAGCGTGGGTGTCAGCGGCGGTCAAGTGCTGACCTTCGGCAAAGAAGCATTCATGGAGTACAACATCCGCCGTACTCCGGGCAGCAATACCAAACGTGTCCAATTTGGTTACCTGGGTGCTCCGTTTGCCCTGGTACAGGACGCCCTTGAAGGCGTGGTGCCGCGTGAGCATTTGCGCGATGCCAATGCCGTGCCGGGTATTAACCTGGGACAGCGTGCGGTCAACAACGCCATGAGTATCGCCAGCCTAGCACTGGAACGCGAGCAGGCGGCATTGGCACGCGACGCCAGCCGCTACGACGCCGATCACAAGGTGGATCTGTCTGCCGCGAAGTGGACCGACGATGCCAACAACCCGGCCAAGGATATCCGTACTGGACAGGAAGCGATCCGTGAGACCACGGGAATGGAGGCCAATACTCTGATCCTGTCGAGCAAGGGGTTTGCTGCTTTCCGCGAAAACGCCAAGGTGCTGGAGCGCTTCAAGTACGTATCCAAAGACTCCATCACAACCGAGATGATCGCGTCGCTGCTGGATCTGGAGCGGGTTGAGGTTGGCCGAGCCGTGACCTCAGATGCCGCCGGCAAATTCTCTCAGGTTTGGGGGGCTGATGCGGTACTGGGCTACGTGCCTGCCACTGAAGACCCGAACATGGAGGAGCCGAGCTACGGCTATACCTACGCCATGGAGGGTCACCCCATCGTCGAGCAGGCTTACTACGACAACAACGCCAAGAGCTGGGTCTATCCAGTGACGTATGAGCGCATTCCGGTACTCACCGGTATGAACGCTGGTTACCTGCTGCAGAACGTGGGTTAAGGGTTTCCCAGGAGCTGTACGCCAACGGATGGCCCTTTTTTGGAGAGCAACCATGAACCGCTACCGCATTGAGCGCCCTGTGAAATGGAAGGGCGAGATCCTGAAGCAAGGCCATGTCGAAGCCGCTGCCGAGGATATACAGCCCCTGATAGACAGCGGCGCACTGGTCCAGGAACTGACCGCCACGCTGGCTGGCGTGGTCAAGCCGGATGGCGCCGAAATGGACCTCGACGATATGAAGGTTGATGAGCTGAAAGCTCTGGCCAAGGATCTGGAGGTCAAGGGCTATGCCGACATGCGCAAGGCCGAGCTGATCGCAGCCATCAAGGCTGAACCCGTGCAGGTGGATGCATGAGTTACATTACCCCTGATCAGCTCGCCAAGCGACCCGGTGCCCGAGAGCTGGCCCAAGTCGCCACGCCCGAGCACGAGGCCGTGGTTGATTCCGAGCTGATGGAAGCGACCCTGACCGGTGCCGATCGCTCGACCTGGTCGATCGAAGAGATCGAGGTTGCCGATGAGGCGCTGGGCACCATTGAAGATGCCATGGCAGATGCCAAGTCGGTGATCGATGGTTTTCTGGCCCGGCGCGGTTACCTGCCGCTGAATCCGGTGCCGCCGATCGTGACCACCTGGGCACGTGCCATTCTGCGCTACATGCTGCACAAGGACCGTATCGGCGACAGCAAGGATGACCCCATCGTGCGCGATTACAACGATGCCATGCGGCTGCTGCAACTGACCGCCGATGGCAAGTTCAGCCTGGGGGCCGAGGATACCAGTGCTCCGGCGGGAACGGGATCGCCTGACTGGTCGTCACCTGAGCGGCAATTCACCCGCGAAACCATGAGCGACTTCTAATGAACGAACCCCTCGACACCATTCCCATACAGCAACGCCTGCGCGACCAAGTGCCCGGCTTGATTGGTGGCGTGGGTGGTGCAGCCGAATACGGCGCGGTCAAAAGCATACGCGACTACCGTCCCGGCAGCGCCTATGTAGTGCTGGCAGCAGAGCGTAACCCGAATTCACCCGATAGCCCGGAAGGCAACCGGCGCCGGGGCGTCAACCAAGCGCTTTGTACCTTCGGTGTCATCACCGTATCCCGCAACGCCAGAGGGCGCACTGGCGACGAAGTGATGCAGGAGATGCGCCCGCTGATCGGCGCCGTGCGCACGGCGTTGATCGGCTGGACACCCGGCAAACCGATTCAACCGATTACTTGGCTCCAGGGCGACGTGATGGAGTACGACGCCAACACATTGCTCTGGATCGATGTGTTCACCACTACCCATTACCTCGGAGGCACCGCATGAGCACCCCGAAACCTACACCAGCAACCGTTGAAGTGGTCCTCTTGAAGGATCATACCCACAACGGCAAACGACTGAAGAAAGACGCGAAGATTCAGGTAACCGCCTCGCAGCGGGCGTTTCTGATCAAGCGTGACATTATCGCCGCCGAGAGCCCGGAACCGGCCAAGGCAACCACCACGAAAGCCAAGGGCTGAGGGGGTAACCAATGAAAGACTTTTCACTGCAGGGCAAAGTGTTCCTGGCGGAGAACGTGAACGGCAAGCCCAAGTCTGCCCGCTGGGTGGGTGATGCCCTGTTGAAGGCTCAGTTCACCGCCAATGAAGAAAAGCGCCAGGAGTCCTACTCCGGCCAGCGCCGTACCAGTGCGACCATGCAAACCGGTGTTGAGGGTACGTTTACTCTGACCTTCAACCACGGTGAACCGGAGAACTTTGCCATCGGTCTGGGTGGCACAGTGAATACCGTGGCCTCGGGCAGCGTAACCGGTGAAGTCCTGCCTGCGGATCTGGTGGCCGGTAACTTCGTGGCCCTTGATGAGGTGGATATCAGCAACGCCGTGCTGGAAGACTCCGATGCCGCACCGGTCACCCTGACCGAAGGCACCCATTACCGCATCGAAAATGCCAAGGGCGGCATGATCGAGATCCTCGACCCGGCGGCCCTTGTTCAGCCGTTCAATGCGGCCTATGACTACGGAGCGCGCAAGGACATTGCGATCGCCACCGAGACCTCCATTGTGCGTTACCTGATCGTGGTGGCCGAAAACACCGTGGATGGCGCCAGTGACCATGCCCGTGTCGAGCTGTACCGGGCGAAGTTCAACATGGCGAATGAAATCGATTTTCACTCCACCACCCTGAGCGGCCTGGAAGTGGGCGGCACCCTGTTGAACGACGCCCACAACGAGCCCGATCCCGAGCTGGGCGGCTATGGCCGTATGCTGATGCCGGGGGCTGCCTGATGGCTAGGCTGATTGACAAGCCACAGTCGGTTGAGGATCACCAGAGTGATCTGGAGATCCTCAACCCTGAACGCCAGCTGCGTATTCAGGGTGAGCTGATCACGGTACGGGAATACGGTTTTGTCGAAGGCTTAAAGATCCGCCCGATCGCACAGCCGTTTATCGACAGTTTGGGTGAGCTGTTCAGGTCTGGAGGCTTGAGCACTGATGGGGTGATCGACGTGGTGGCTGAGCATCTGGATGCCGTGCTGCAGCTGGTCGCCACGGCCGCCGATGTGGACCGAGCCTGGATCGAGCAGCTCAACGATGCAGACGGTCAGGCGCTGCTGATGACCTGGTGGGGTGTGAACGGCCCTTTTTTCGTGCGTGCGCTGCAGACGCGGGCGATAACGGATCTGCTGGAAGCGCAGCGAAAAGCCGATCAGGCCTCCGCTGGGCCGACATCTATGCCGACCTCATCGCCAACGGACACGATGTCGACCGCATCGGCCGCTACACCGAGCGCCAACTGATCCTTCACCACAACGCCGCCCAGCGCCGTGAACGTCGCAGACGCGCCGATCGGTTGATTGATACCAACCTGGCCATGTGTGGTGGCGATGGTGCCAAGAAACTGCTGAAGGAGTTGAGGAAGTGATGGGGAGTATGTACCGGTCGCGGCAGTCGACCGGTACATCTGCAATTGCTTAGCAGCGGCTAAGACGGCTGAAATTGCATAACAGCGGCCCTGACCACATTGACCTCTCTTTAAACGAATCTGCCTGCGCTTACCCGAGATAGTGGTTACCCGCGCCAAGGGTGTTTAGGGTTAGAAGTAAGAACCATTTCAAGGATACGGCCCTCCTTACTGCTCATAGTGGCAGTCAATAGAATCTATACCACTTTTTGCCCCCGTTCAAATTACGCCCCGCCTGATCAATGCCACCATCACCTATATCTCTCAGGTGATGTTATGGCCAATAAAGATCTCGAACTCGCACTCCGTATTAAAGCCGACCTGCAACAGGCGATCCGACAGATCGGTCAGCTGGATGCGGCGCTGGATGAGACCACAGCCAGTGCCGGTTCTGCTGGCAGTGCCAGTCGCTCGGCAGCGGGTGGCATCGGCGTATTGGGTACCTCGGCTGCTACCAATATGCAACGTGCTACAGGTGCAACGCGGGAATACGATGCGGCGGTTCAGTCAGCAACCAGCGCCACTCATCAACTTCAGAGCAATACACAGCAGCTTGGCGGTGGGATGACCGCCCTTGCTGCATCGGTGAGGGCGGTAACGCTCACCGTAGCTGCCGGCTTTGGCTTGGCGCAGATCACCCAGGCCAGCGATGCCTGGACTGCCTATGAAAACCGGCTCCGTCTGGTGACCAACACTCAAGCGGCCCTGTCGCAGTCATCTGCAGACGTCTATCAAATTGCACGCGCTACCAGCCAGCAGCTGGACTCCACTGCCGCTGTATATCAGCGTTTCACTCAAAATGCCGAGCGGCTGAATATTACCCAGCAGCAATCAGCACGTCTGACGGAAACTGTCAGCAAGGCAATTGCCATTTCCGGTGGCTCCGCCGCCAGCGCTGAAGCGGCCTTGGTCCAGTTTGGTCAAGGGCTGGCTTCTGGTGTGCTGCGTGGCGAAGAATTCAACTCGGTCATGGAACAGGCCCCAGGCTTGGCGTTGGCACTGGCCGAAGGGTTGAACGTCGATATCGGCAAGCTGCGTGAAATGGCGAATGAAGGCGAGCTGACCGCTGATGTGCTGGTCAATGCCTTGAGCGCAGCAGCGGCCAGTGTCGATGAGCAGTTCGAAACACGCGTCAAGACCATTGCACAGGCTGCAACGGAGTTTGATACCGCATTCACCCGGTTGGTGGGTACGTTGTCCAGCGGTACAGGTGCGGGTGAAGCTGTATCGACCGTCATTACCGACTTGGCCGACCTTCTGGACGTACTCTCTGACAATCTGGATATCGTTGATGCTGCTCTCGAAACTGCGCTTGTTTTGACGGCTGGTCGTGTCGTGGCCTCGCTCACAGCAATGACCTCGGAGGGTATCAAGAATATAGCCATGCAAAAGGCAGCAGCCACAGCAGCCATGCAAAAAGCGCTGGCTGATGAGGGTGCTGCCGTTGCCGCTAAGACCGCCTCTGTAGCAGAGCTTGAGAAAGCACGTGCTGCGGTGATTTCGGCCGAAGCGGATGTAGCTGCCACTGCCGCCGAGGTGCGCCGAACAGCTGCACTTGCAGCAGCGGCCACAGGGCTCAGCGGTAAGGCTGCGTTAGATGTGAAAGCGGCGGCTGCCGTTGCTGCACATACGGCAGCGGAAGCACGATTGTCTGCAGCGCTTGGCACCCGTGCAGTCGCAAGCGAAGCGGCGGCTGTCGCGACAGCGTCTCTTACGACGGCGACAGCCGCCTCTGCTGCAGCCGCTTCAGCAGCCAGTGTGGCTACCAGCCTGTTGACCCGTGCCATTGTCGGCTTGACCGCTATCGGTGGACGTATCCTGGCAATGCTGGGCGGACCCTTGGGCATTGTAGTGGCCTTGGGCCTGGCAGCGACGGCCTTTATCGATTTCGGTAATGATGCCCAGTCGGGTATGGATCGCGCCGCATCCGCGACAGAACGAGCCAGCCTGCGTATCCGCAATGCCACCCGAGACATCATTCGCGGTCTGAACATTCCTGATGTGAAGGCTGCCAGCTTTGATCAGTTAGAGGGTGGTGTCGAGCAACTCGAAGCGATGCTCGAACAGGCTAAAGAAACCCGTGACTATATCCAGCAGCTCAACGACACCGACATCCCGCTTTGGGATGACAGTATGCCGACCCTGGATGAAGCCAATGAGAAAGTTCGCTCTCTGGAAGCGGCAGTAGCCAAACTTCGCCAGGCCCAAAACGACAGCCGCTTTGATGGCCAGAAGGCAGCCGGTGAGTATCTGGAATCACTGCAGAAACAGAACGAACGTCTACAGAATCTGACCGAGCGCGAACAAGCCCTCGCGTTCCTGCGCAAGAACCAGATCGATGTCAACTCAGAACTGGCCCAGAACATCCTGGCGTTGGCCACCGCCAACGATGCCCTGCGTGAGTCACGCGGTACCAGTGAGGATGACCTCAGCCGCGCCGATCGCTTGGCCAAGGTCAACACCGAGCTGGATAACCAGCTGTCGCGCCTGTACATGCTCAAACCCGAGCGCGAAGCCCAGGTTCAATTTGACCGCATTGAAGAGCAGTTGCTGGGCAACAAAATCACGCTGAGTCAGCAAGAGGCTGCAGCCCTGCAGCAAAAGATTGTACTGATCCGCCAGGCCAACCAGGTGCAATCCGAGATGGACCGTATCTACACCGCCACCATCGGTGTGCAGACCCGCTATAACGCAGGTCGCCAGGCGGCGGATCGGCTCCTGTCACGGGGTGTTATCACGCAGGAGCAGTACAACCGCGAGCTGACCAAAACCCGCGAGAGCTACCTCAACCAGATCGACCCCATGCGTCAGATCAACCGCCAGATCGAGGAGCAGGCCCGCCTGCTCAAGCTGCCCCAGAAGGAGCGCGAGATCGAGGCGAAGATGATCCAGCTGACCAACCAGCTGCTGCGTGAAGGCATTGATCTGCGCAAGGATGAAGCGGAAGCGACAAGGCTACGCGCTGCACTGGAACGTAATCAGTCCGACGCTGAAGCTTACCAGCAGCGTGAGAGCATTCAGGCGATTATCGAGAGCATGCCGGGGTTCGACCCCTGGATGGATTTCTTTGAAAAGTTCGCCGGCGAGCTGCGCCGCCTGTGGGAAGAAACCGACGGTGCGCTGCTGAGTCTGGCGGGTCGCCTGTATGCCCTCAATTCCGCCTTTGAGGCCGGTGCCCTGACCGCCGAGTACTACAACAACCAGATCGCCCGTCTGAACGTGGAATCAGCCGAGTTGCTGAATACGCTGGGGTTTGGTGACGAAACCACGTTGTGGGTGGAGGCGCTCGGCCAGGTGCTGGATGACTTCACCACCGTTCAGTCTTCGCTGGCAGACATCCTCGGCAGTGCGGCTTCAACTTGGGCTGATGGTTTGGCGGATGGCCTGGCACGGGCGGTAGTCGAGGGCGAAAACCTGAAGGACATCCTGCACAACGTCGCCAAAACCGTGGCCGTGGACATCCTGCGAGCGCTGATCAAGCTGGGCATTCAGTACCTGGTTAACCGAGCCCTGGCCAGTGCGTCGCTGACCTCCACCGTGGCGCAGCAGGTCGCGGCGGCCGGTGCCGTATCCAGTGCCTGGTCACCAGCGGCAGCACTGGCGTCTTTGGCCACATCCGGTGCCAACGCCACCAGTGCCAACTCAGCCATTGTATCCACCATGGCGCTCACCTCCGGTTTGGCCAGTAACGCCTTTGCCGATGGCGGCTATACCGGTCCCGGCGCCAAGTATGACGTCGCAGGCATTGTGCATGCCGGCGAGTACGTCCAGCCACAAGAACGCATGCGTGAGCCCGGTGCCATGGCTTTTATGGAGGCATTCCGCCGCGATGGTATGGCCGCACTGCAACGCTTCCAGGGTTATGCCGATGGCGGTGCTGTTTCAGCCAATGCGCCCTTGGCACAACCGGCCGGTATCGGCAGCACCTTGAAGAACAACGTGGATGTGTTCGTCGGTATGCCCGATGAGTTTGTGCTGAACCGCACCTGGGGACGCGCCGGTCGTGAACGCTTCTATGTCGAACTACAAGATAACGCCGCCACCGTGCGGCAGATACTGGGGATGGATTAATGCCACATACCATCGGATTTGTTGATAACAGCAACGGTCAGCTGGCGCATTACAATATGCTGCAGGTGATCCGTGATTTTGCCGCCGCCAACGGCTGGCAGGTGCTGCGCTATGAAACCACGCTGGAAAACCGGGAGCTGATTCTGAAAGGCGTTGGCTATACCGGTACCGAGGAGATCTTCGTCGGCTTTCGTACCTATCACAATGCCGACGCCGACTATTACAACCTGGTGGCGGGGGGCTTTACCGGCTACGTCGCAGGTAACAGCTTTGATACTCAGCCAGGCGCTGCGCTGTCAGGTGTGCCCTGCCATAACCAGCGCGTCGACTACTGGCTGACGTTGACTCCGCAACGGATCGCATTGGCTATGAAGGTTGGCACCCCAGTGTATGAGTCCGCCTATGTCGGCAAATGCCTGCCCTATGCACGCCCCAGTCAATATCCATACCCGCTTGTGTGTGGCGGCATGCTGGACGGCGCAGCCGCGACCAGATTCAGTGAAACGGTGCATGCCGGGTACTTCAAGGGCAACCGGGCCAATATGAAACTGCGTACCAATGACGGCTGGATGCAACCACATTGTTACCCTTGGGGGAATGGATATATTGCCGGTACTGCCAGCAGCACTTACAGCACAAACCTGCGTGATACCGGCGGTATTTATCATCTGCTGCCCATCGAACTGCATGACAACAGCGCCAATATCTGGGGTGCACTGGAAGGCGTGTTCTATATCAGCGGTTTCGATAACGCTGTTGAGAACACCCTGACTATTAACGGCGAGACCTTCGTTGTGGTACAGGACGTATGGCGCACCGGACACATCGATTACTACGCACTGAGGATGGATACCTGATGGCTTATTACTCTGGTACGGCCAACGACATGGCCGCTGTTCGATCTGCCCTTGTTGCAGCCTGTACATCGGAAGGATGGACCTGGAATGCTGGTGAAGAGGTGTTACACAAGGACACCATGTTTGTGCGGCTGCAGTTGAGCGGTGAATATTTGCGACTGCTGGGCCGCACTGGCCTGATAACGGGAGATGCGCCCCATGTGGTGCAGATGGGGCCGTTTACAGGACATTCCAGCAACCCCTTGCCAGCATTGGACTGGCCGGTTGGATACGAACTTTTTGTATTCGAAGCCGAGGTGTACTGCATTATCAACTATAACGTGGATGTCTATCAGTGGTGTGCATTTGGCCAATCTACCGTCGATAATTTGCCAGGATCTGGTATGTGGCTGGGTGCGTCAGGTAACCGCGCTGCAACTAAGTATTCTTACGGAATTTCTATATCGCCGGATACTGGTGGAGCATCTTATAGCACCAGTGTTTTCTGTCCTGCTTTGTTTTGGCGGTCTGGGGGTGGTACTGCATCAGGCCATGCAACTGAGTCATTGGTATATAGTGACCTGGATAATCACGGTTGGTGGTGGGGCACCACTTACAATTGTTCCAATATTGGTGTCGATGTCCTCAAGCCGCTAGTAAACATTCTCCCGAATGACTGGAATAGCGAGGCCATACTACTACCGATACGTGCTTACAAAGCCCGCTTTGAAAACCGCATCAGTCTAATTGCTGCCCTTGACCATGCTCGTTACACCCGACTGGATCATTACACTCCTGGCCAAGTCATCACTATTGGCAGTGATCGCTGGAAGATTTTTCCTTGGTATCGCAAGAATATTACTGAGCGCGATGGATTCAACTGGCGTGGTAATCATACCGGCACTCTGGGCTGGGCCATTCGTTATGAAGGGCCATGACGATGGTCGCCCTGGCAGGACAGCTCCTTCAGCCAGCCGAAGGTCAGGTGTTTAACACTCACCTGACCACGGATCTGGCGCAATTCACCTGGGTAAATCAGTTTTTACCCAGCCCATTCGCCAACGATACGATCGCGTTACAGCAGACGGGGCTTGTGCAGCACTGGCCAGTAGAAGCCAATGGTCGAACTATCATGGCTCAAGCAATGCGGTGCTTTCAGCATGATTACTATTACCGCGTTCACGTATACCCGCGAGTGCTGGACCTTGGTAACGTGGTTTCAACCCAGGCTTTGCCGGTATATCTCTGGAACGCGCATTTGGAGTCCAAAACGCTGGCTTCCATCACGGGTGTAGATGAAGGGATAGAGCTTCGGGATCAGCCAGAGCCACCCTTGTTATTCCAGGCCTTACAAGAAAGGGTCTATCAGCTTGCCGTCACTACAGAGGGGGCGCCCATTCTGGATACGGAGTTGGTATGGCAGTTCAGCCATGGCGAACTGCCGAGGCTGCATGTGACGGCGCGTCGTATTATCGCCTGGTCATTTATCCCGAATTGGCGCGATGGTGTGAGCGAGCAGCTGGAGTGGCTGACCGATATCCTCGCCTCTGAAACGCTGGCCGAACAACGCCGCGCTTTGCGGACCAGCCCGCGCCGCCAACTATCAGCCCCAGTTCTGGTAGAAGGCACCCAGCGTCAGCACTTTGATATGGCGCTGTTCGGCTGGGGCAATCGTATCTGGGCACTACCGATCTGGCCGGATATCCAGATTACTTCAGTACCCGTTCCGATTGGCGCGGTGCGTATCGAGTGCGAAACCGAGGATCTCGACTTTTACGAGGGCGGACTGGCCATGCTGCAAAGCCTGGAAGGTGACGCTTATGAAGTGGTTGAAGTCGATACGCTGGATGCTGCTGGGTTAAACCTCAAACGCGAGACTCAGCAAGCCTGGCCTGCCGGTACTCGTTTGTATCCCGCCCGGCCGGCATTGCTGACCAGTCAGCCGGATGTTCGTCGCCTCACTGATACGGCGATGAAGGCCGAGGTGGAGTTTCTGATTCAGGAAGCCAACGACTGGCCCGCGTTAAGTGTTGAGGATCTGCCGCAATACCGTGGCTGGCCAGTGCTGGAAGAGCGCCCGGATGAATCCAAGGATCTGACCCATACGCTGGAGCGCCTGACCACAACACTTGATAGCCGGACCGCCAAGCCGCTGGTGACCGATATCGGTAGGCAGCCAATGCCCGTAATGAAATGGCGTTGGCTGGAGCTGGGGCGTGCCGAGCGGGCGCGGTTCAGGTCCTTGCTGTATACCCTCAACGGTCGTCAACGGCCTGTCTGGGTGCCGACCCATGCCGATGATCTGACCCTGGCGGCCATTGTGGTGGATACGGGCCTGTCGCTGGATGTGGTGAATATCGGTTACAGCCGCTTTGCACTCAACGCCGTGGGACGGCAGCACATCCGCATCCAGTTACGCAATGGGCAAATCTTTTACCGAAAGATCACCACCGCAAGCGAGTTGAGCCCAACCCTGGAGCGTCTCTCCATCGATCAACCGCTGGGTGTGCAGATTGCCCCGGAGGATGTGTACCGCATCTGCTGGCTTGTGTTGGCGCGCAGCCAGTCAGACAGCATCGAGATCCATCATTTGACCGATTCGGAAGGGGTGGCCTCGGCCAACCTGACTTTCAGAGGAGTACGCGACGATGAGCTTCAGTCAGCTTGAATCCTCCCTGGACCAGGGACAGCCGGTGCGTCTGTATAGCTTTAGCCGCGGCGTGTTTCGTTGGTTGTACTGTACAACGGAGCGGGATGTCACCGTGCAGACGCAAACCTTTCGTGCGGTATCCGGCGGCATCAGTGACAGCGGTTTGAAATTGTCCGGCGAAACCCGCTCGGACACATTGACCATCACGGCTCCGGCCGACATCAGTGTGGCCCAGTTGTTTCGCTCGTTTCCGCCCAGCGAACCGGTGGGACTGTCGATCTTCGATATGCACTATGGCGATGATGAGGCCCGGCTTAGCTGGAGCGGCCGTATCAATACCGTGCAGTGGGCAGCGCTTGACCGATGCCGCATCAAATGTGTGACTCGTGAGTCCGAAATGGGTGAGCCCGGCCTGACAGATGTCTACATGCGCACCTGCACGGCCGTGTTGGGCGATCATCGCTGCCGCGTGGAAATGTCGGCGCACCGTCTGGAAACTCTGGTGCAGTCGATGGATGGTCAGTCTATCTACAGCGGCGCGTTTGAAGCCTATCCCGATGGCTGGTTTACCGCCGGTTATATTGAGTGGCCAATCGGCAATGGTGAATTTGAACGCCGTCACATCGAACGCCACATCGGTAGTCAGTTATCCCTGATGGCCGGCACGGCCGGGGTGCCTTCAGGACTTACTGTGCGGGTCTATCCCGGTTGTGACTTCATGGCGCAAACCTGTCGCGACAAATTCAACAATGACGCCAACTTCAGGGGTATCCCGCATTTGCAGGGTGAAAGTCCTTTCGATGGCGACCAGGTCTGGTAGGAGGAAAGTATGTGGCCCGTTCTCATCACACTGGTAGCTTCGTTCGCCATCATGGTGGCCTTAGCCCCCAAACCGGCAAAGCCCAAGCCTGCCGCACTGGAAGACTTCAGTTTCCCCCAGGCAGAAGAAGGCACGGCCCAGTCAGCGGTATTTGGTCAAGTCTGGACAAAGGGCTGGATGGTGCTGACAGTCGGCAACTACCGTACCCGACCAATTAAATCAGGAGGGGGTAAAAAGTGAAGATTACCATCGATCACATGCACAGTGTGCCAACCTGGAACGGTCGACAGGGATTCTGCCATGGCCAGGCTCGCGCCTTTGCTCGCCGTCACAATCTGGACTGGATGGCCTTTTTACGAGATGGAATTGATGCTCAAGTATTGCTCGACACTCAGGATGCGTTGGCCATTTACCTGGTGGACTATGTAAAGAGGTTGGTTGATGGGCAGCAGTAAAAAGGTCACCGTTGGGTACCGCTATTACTTCGACATTCACATGGGGCTGGGTATGCCGATTGATGAGCTTGTGGAGATCCGGGCCAGCAAGAAACGGATCTGGCGGGGCTCAGTGACCGATAATCAGCAAATACACCTAAACGCTCCAAAGGTGTTTGGCGGTGACAGTGGTGAGGGCGGTGTCGATGGCACTCTTGATGTCATGTTCGGTGAAGAAAACCAGAGTGTGCTGCCCAAGTTGGCCGAAATGCTGGGCGGTGTTGTGCCCGCGTTCAAAGGGATCACAACCGCCTTTTATTCCGGGCTGGTCACCAGCATGAACCCGTATCCCAAGGCATGGGAGATCCTGCGCCGGGGTGGCAATCGCCTATGGGACGGCGAAGGTGCCTGGTACCCCGAAAAGCAGTTCATCTGGCTGGCGGATGGCGAGATCAAGGCGATGAACCCGGTCCACATCCTGTATCTGGTGCGTACGGGCTCTCGTTTCAGAGGCTGGCCCCGTGCCTGGATGGATGATACTGCCTGGCGTGCAGCCGCTGACCGCTGTTACAACGAAGGGTTGGGCCTGTGTCTGGAGTGGAAGCGCTCTGACTCGTTCAAAAGCTTCAGTGACACTATCTGTGCCCATATAAGCGCCGAGATCTTCGATGATCGCCGCACCGGGTTGGTTAGTATTCGGCTGTTGCGGGATGATTATGACGTTAACCAGTTGCCGCTGTTCGATGAAGACTCGGGTCTGCTGGAAGTGCTTGAGGATGAAAATACCGCCGCTGACGAGATCCCCAGCGAGCTGATCGTGCGCTATGTTGATGCGATTAACGGCGAGAGCAAAACGGTGCGAGCGGTGAATGCGGCGGTCGCGGCACGTTACCGGGGCCGATCGACCGAGACGGTTGAGTATCCAGGATGTCCGACTGGTGAAATCGCTGGGCGCTTGGCCGAACGTGATTTACGCATCAAAACCTCGGGCCTCAAGCGGTTCAAAGTGGTGCTGGATCGCCGGGCACGAGATATCAATATCGGTGAGCCGTTCCGCATCAGGTCTCTGCGTCGTGGGATTGAACAGGTGGTGGTGCGGGCAGGCAAGATCGAGGATGGCACCTTACTGGATGGTCGTATCACCATCACCGCACTGCAGGATGTGTTCGGCTTGCCCAGCAGCAGTTATGTTGCCGTGCCGCCCAGTGGATGGGTGCCACCGGATAGAACGCCCGCACCGATCACTCACCGGCGACTGCTGGAGGTGCCTTACATGGATCTGGCTGCGCGTCTGGACCCGCCCAACTTAGCTCTGGTGGACCCCAGCGCCGCCTGGTTGGCATCGGTTGCCGTAGCCCCCAACGATCAATCACGCTCTTACATGCTGACCACCCGTGTTGGGGGTAGCGGTGAGTTCATCGACAGCAAGACTGGCGACTGGTGCCCCAGCGGGCTGCTGACGTTAGCGATCGACAAGCAGGCCACCAGTATTCTGATCGGCTCACCGAGCTGGCTGGATATTGTCGAGGTTGGCAGCGTAGCTCTGATCAATGACGAAGTGGTCCGTATCGACGCACTCAATCCTGCCACCGGGACTTGCACCATCGCCCGCGCCTGTGCCGACACCGTTCCTCAGCAGCACGCGGCAGGATCACGCATCTGGTTCTATAGCGACAATGCGGTCAGTGATGATGTTGCCTACTCAATGAACACCACGATGGCGGCCAAGCTGCTGACCAACACTAGCGAAGGTCAGCTGGACCCCAGTCTGGCTGCAGTGGACAGCCTGCAGCTGCAGGGCCGCCAGGGCCGTCCCTACCCACCGGGGCAGTTCCAGATAGGTGGACAGTTCTACCCAGCCAGCATTACTGGTGACGTGGCAGTGTCTTGGGCACACAGAGACCGTCTCGGCCAAGCCGATCAAGCCATCGATACATTATTCGGATCGACAGGTCCGGAGCCGGGCACAACCTACAGTGTCCGGTTGCGCCGGGCAGATAACCTGTCTGTGCTTGCCAGCGCAACGGATATCACCGGCACCTCGACCGTCTTGGTTACCGACTATGTCGGACAGGTGGTTGTGGAGCTGTGGTCTGTTAGAGATGGGCTGGAGTCGATGCAGAAACATCAGCACCAGTTTGAGCGAGTAGACGTTTAGTAGAAAGGCAACTGAGTCTTGAATTCGAGGTGAGAATTTGAAACTCAGTTGCCCATTTTGTAAGTATTTATTCCAGCCAATTATCGCGCAGATCCGCTACGAATATCGCGCCGCGCTACAATAGACGGGCAAAAAAAATCCGCTCAGGCAAGCCGGAGCGGATGGAATAACAACAAACAACAGATAAGGAAAAACACCGAAGTGTCAGGATCAGGCAGC